TTCTTCACTCCATGCCGTTCCATTGTAGTGTTCAGTATTAGAAGTATAACCTAATGGACTAGAAGCACCACCTGATGCAACAGCTGCGGTTACTATTCCCATTCCAGCCGCATTATTTCGTCCAGTACTCATAGCTCCGCCAGTTGACCATGCTGCAAGTGCAACAGGATCCGCTGTTAAAGTTTGAACTTGAAAACCTTTAATTCCTTTGTAAGTCGCCATAGTTAAGTCCTACGATAATGTATATTTTACGGGTTTTATGTTTCTGGCTTGTGCGTCTGCAGTTAAAGCATCAAAAGCTACGATAGCTTCATCTATCTCAGCATCAACAATAGCTTGTGCTTCTGCTTTTGTTTTTGCAGTTCCACTCACTCTGTTGATCCAGGATATACCTGCAGCGTTATTGCCTACAACCCAAACATCGCCAGGATGACCAGCCAGAAAAAAATTTTGACGATCTTCATGTGTGAAGAAGCCTTTCCCTGTGTTAGTCGCTGTACAATATGTGTTTGCCATAGTTTCCTCCTTGTTATTAAAATTTGTTATATCTCATTATTAGCTTACTGTCACGGTCTTGATTGTATAAATTGGGTCTGTCCATTCTTCTGTAGCAGATATACTTCCACCCGGATTGCCTCCAAATGATAGAGCTGTAGTATTACCACCAGTACGACTTGACCCCATTTCTTCTTCAGCAGCGCCCAAACTTCCCACTGTTGTCCAAGAACTACCGTCCCATGTTTCTGCTGTAGCAGTAGTAGTAGTCGGCGGTGCAGGATCTCCAGTTGAACCCCCTGCAATGATAGCGGCTGTTGTTGTTCCTGAGAGAGCAGCTGAAATTCTTCCTAAATTAAGAGTTCCGCTAACGTGAGTCCACGATGTTCCATTCCAAGTTTCTGTTATACCTATTCTTGAGCCTGGTCCATTTGAATAAGGTGAAGCTGCTGGAACACCATATCCACCGACGCACATAGCGGCATCTTGTGTTGCGCCCGTCACTGGAGCATATTGTCTTGCAGTAATTAAATTGGCTGTTTCCGTCCAACACGTTCCATTAAAAGTTTCTGTTGCTCCATCAGCTGGCCCAGAACCAGCTACTAATCCTGCTGTTGTTGTTCCTGCTCCGCCAAAAAAACCTTGTCGTCCAGAATTTAAATCTCCTTTTTCTGTCCAAGAAGAACCATTCCATACTTCTGTGAATGCTTTGCCTAGAGGGGGAGGAGGAGCACCATAACCTCCAGCATACCCCGCATCGGTTGAAGTTTGTCCAATACTACCTCCGTTATATCTCCGACTAGTTCCACTCGTTGAATTGGTCCATGCTGTCCCATTATATTCTTCCGAAACTAAAACAGCGCCAGATGGATCACCGGGAGCTGCACCAAAAAAAGCTAGAGCAGCAGTTTGTGATCCAGTGCCACCCATCATTGATCTTGCTGTATTTAATGCTCCACCTGCAGACCATGACCCGGACACTGATGTACCTATTTTAAATGCTCCTGAGCCAGAATCATTATACCAAAGTTGTCCTACTGATGTTGAATCAGGAGGATCTGCTGACAAATATTCAACTTTATATCCTTGAATGCCTTTATAGGTTGCCATGAGGATTATTTATCCTTCAATAGCCAACCTTGAGATGCGCCTGAATAAGCGAGAGTGAGACCAGCACGTTCAACAGAGACTGTTAAACTGGCAGCTGTTCCTTGAATTTTTTCAGACCCATTAGGAGTGACAGTTAATGCGTTAGTATCAAATGTTCCTGCATAATCAACACAGGTTACTTCATCTCCAAGTGTTCCAGCGGGCAATGTCACAGTGCAAGCGTTTGAAGTAGTATCAATAAAATACCCTTCTCCTGCTACAGCTGTTTTAGTTGCTGCTGTAATAACAGCTTGCCATGAAGTTCCACCTGAGTTATCCACCCATGATAAAACACCACCTGTTGTTGATGTTAGTATTTGATCATTAGAAGTAGCAACCGCTGCCGGCATCGTTAATGTATAAGATGTCGTTGTTCCTGCTGCTTTAAATCCAATGTAAGCACTATCGTCTGTATCTGCCAATCGTAATTCTTTCTGAGAGTTGATTGTTAATCCAGTTCCAGCAGTCCAGATTAAATCTGCATCTCCGCCAAAAGCTCCTGAATTATTGTATTGAATTTGTGTAGTAGAACCACCAGGTGAAGTTGAAGCTCCTACGCCAGTATTAATAATATCGGTTCCATTATGATAACATAAATAAGTTTCTCCTTGAGTTAAGGCAAAACCTGTAGCACCTGTAACTTTAAAAGTTAGTGTGTCTCCGCCATGAGTTGTGTTATCGAAAATAATAAAAGGTTTTTCAATCGCTGCCGCTGGATCTCCAGCAGTCGCTGCAATATCTAAAACTCTTGTTCCTCCAAGAGTTCCTGTTAATTCTATAATAAAAGCTCTTCCATCATAAGTTCCTGTAGAGCCATCGGGTATAGTTAAAGTTCTATCCGCTGTCATTGCGATAGAAGTATAACCAAACGTTTCTTTGATTTCGTCTAGAGTTGTATTTGTTTTAGTTCCCCATGTACCAGCATTTTCGCCAGTAGCCATTTTTTGATAACCTAAACTATTATATGTTGATGCCATAAATCTCCTTAAGCTGCTTCACTATAACTTGTATTTGATCCTGTTGCAACATTTGTATACGATGTATTTGATCCTGTGTCAACATCTTGGTAATGCTGAATTCCAGGATTTCCTACCGAAATAGTTGCCGAAACTCCAGTTAATACTACCTCTGTAAAGGTCGCAATAGTGATAGAACCGGTATTAGTTGTTGCGGAAACTCCTGTTAAAGGAACTCCTATCTCTTCAGTCAATGAACCTACCGCAGAAGTTGCTGAAACACCAGTAAGTCCAATAGTAGGATTTGAAGAAATAGTTATACTTCCCTCGGCCGTAGTAGCAGAAAGTCCCGTTATAGCCGTTGTGTTATCGGCTACTGCAGTCGGTGTTCCAACCGCTGATGTGGCTGAAACTCCTGTTAAAGGAACTCCTAAATTAATATTTAATGAACCATCGGAAGTAGTTGCTGAAACTCCAGTTAAGGTTACAGAAACACTAATATCAAGAGCAGGCTCACCAACAGCCGATGTAGCTGAAACTCCTGTAAGCCCCATAACATCTGATGGTGTAATTGTTCCAACTGATGTTGTTGCTGAAACTCCACTTGGTATTCTATAGACTGCTTCGTCAACAGAACCCCAACCATTTTCACCCCAGTCTAAAGTACCCCAACCTGGTTGAACAAAAGCGTCAACCGTTCCTACAGCAGTTGTTGCTCCAACTCCTGTAAGAGTAACTGTAATTCCTGATTCACCCCAGTTTTCATATCCCCAATAATCACTACCCCATCCTTCAGCTTGGTAAGCAGTAACACTTCCAACGGATGAAGTTGCTGATACACCGGTTAATGAAACGGTAATAGTTGATTGATCACTCCAAGAGTTTTGTCCCCATGTAAGAACTCCCCAAGTACTAGGATCTACCGTATTTGCTGTTCCACCCATGCCAGAATGAAGAGAACAATAATAATAAAGTTGTGGTGCTCCAGAAGCTACAACTATTGTAACTTGAGTAGAACTATCATGTGTTACTCCCGTAGTATACTCTGCGCCGCCTGAATGTGTACCATCTGAAGTAGTTGAAAATTTAAAAGGATGACCAGAAGGATAATTAAATACGTAAGTATAACCTTCTGCAAGATTTACGGTGTCTTGTTGAACTCCATCAATAAAATATTTATTACCAGAACCCGGATTACTTACGGTGACTGTGTAAGTTCTAATAGCCATAAGGAAGGACTCCTTATGCTATTCGGATGATTGCTGTTGATGCCGCTGGTGCTGGAAACTCGACTGTAAAAGTTCCACTTGTAACAGTTTTATCTCCACCAAAATCTATTGCACAAACTGATGCGTCACTTGAATGCGAATCATTAAAAATTAAACAACCTCGTGCAGTGAATGAAGCTGAAGTCCATGAAATATTTGGACTGAAATCACAAACCGCTGTATCACTATCCAGAGTAGGAGTTACACTTGTTAGTGCTTTTCCTTTTGCTGTATAACCACCAGTAGTCGCTAATTCTTCTGAAGTTGTGTAAGCAGTTGTTGACTTATTTAAAGTTGCATCACTATCATACAATGCTAAATTAAAAGTATTACCACCGCTAGATGAAAAGTTATGTTCAGCCTCTAAAATTTCTTGTTTGAAACTGTTACAAATTGCTGATGTTATTGCCATATTAATCTCCTAATTTAAGGTGTTGGTGACTGAATAGGTATACGAATAGTTCCATCCGTATAATCATCTCGTCTCCGTCTTCCAATTTGCTCCACAGCAAATTTTTCTAATTCCTGTTTATACCTATTTTCGTATAGTGTCAACATGTCCATTGGACCTTTTAAAAAGCCATAAGCCTCTATTAAACAGGCATATAAAAGGCCTGCTGGAAAATATTGACTAAGATAGGTAGTAGTATTACCCGAGCTTAAACCCGTAGGTTTAGCATTAAAATGAACTTTAAAAGCATAATTTGCATCAGGAACTGGAGCTACCATCATACGTCCTGAAGTAGTATCAGTCGTTCCTGTGGCTCCTCCAAACATTGCGTAGTATTTAGGGGCTCCTGTAGCTGTTTCAGCAGGAACAAACTCTTGTAAATAGGTTCTATCTTTTTTCTCTAACCATGTATTTACACCTGTTGTTGCCGAAGTAGAAGTGTAAACCTGCATTCCTCTCACAAATAAACATCCTGCGGGAGCATTAATTGTAGATTGATTTGCAACTAAATTTCCAATTTGAGCTTTTCTATCTGCATCGATAGGGCAATCTCTCATTATTCTATATTCTGCAGCTTCAATAAATTGATCAGTAATAGTAGCAGTAAGAACGTTGGTTCCTACTTCAGTATAACTTCCAATTGCTGTGGTTAATGTTGCGTAAGTATATCCTGCCATTATGCTCTAGCGTTTACCGGACCTGCAAAGATCGGGTAACCTCCTCCTGTTTCTGTTGTACTAGCTGCTGAAGCCAATGTAAAGGTATAACTATCTGCATCTACTTTAGTAATTAAATAAGAACCTCTTACTTTAATGCCAGCGTTATGAGCAGATGCTGTTGTGGCTAGAGGTGCCAAATTATAGGTAGGTGCTGAAGATCCTCTAGTTAAACCAGAAAGAACTCCGGTAACTGTATTATTTGCTGTGTATTTAATAGTTTCATTATTATTAGCTCCTGGTTGTATAACAATATAACCTGTAGATGGAAAAGCTGAGGAATCAGTTAGGGTTAAAGAAGTTGCTGAATCCGTAAGATCCAAAGCTAAAGTTGTTTCCAAACCAAAAACAAGTGGAGTAACTCCTCCTACTGCAAAAACAACATTTCTGAATCGAACTGCATCTCCAGTAGATCTACCATGATCTGGTTCATTAACGGTAACAGTTGTAGTTCCTGCTGTTGATAAAGGATTATTAGGTAAAATTTTTGGTGTATAAAATTCAGTTCTAGCTGGACGAGCTCTTTGCACAGCTTGAGGATCCGCTCCTACAGGTTTGGGTTGAATCTGTGGAGATTTTGGCTCATATTCTGAAGTGTGCACCCAGGCTCCATTCCATTCTCTCACCATTTCCAAATAAGGAAATGCTAATCCTGAACGATCTGAAATTGATAATGCATATTGCCCTCTTGAAAATTTAGCCATAATTAAACACTCGGATAATAAGTTTTAGGAGTTATATAAGTACTCGATGGTGAACCATCTTCTGATAAAGCTCTTTGTAATTCATCTTCATAATAAAGTTTCATTTGTTGAGATAATTCAGGATTATATTTTTGACTTAAATAAAAAGACAATCCCGCTACCATACATGGAACAAAACGATAAGGAACATCTCCTACGTTAGTAAAATCTCCTACATCTTTAATTCTTTTAATATAATTATAATTTATTGTATGACCATTTTGACTTGAACTAGGAGTTAAATAAATTGTCATTGTTGTTCTATCAATAAATCTTTGTACCCAGTACTGAGAAGGAGTTCCTGTTGCGGTTTTATTAGATAAAGCTTGATAAGTTGATCTATCAATTTTAGTTAGTGGAGAATCTACACTAGATGCATTTCTATAAGAGGCTTCTAATATATCTGCTGCACCATAAATAGCTGTTGCATCAGAAGTACCATCTCCTGCAGATCTATAAATAATATATTCACTTTGATCTGTAACTAAAGTAAAACTAGAATTAGCTACTTCCCAATAATGTAAACCTCTATTGCCCCATTCTTGAAATAAAATATTTAAAGATCTTCTAGCTGTTTTTAATTGATAGCCCGAAGTAGCTTGTAGACCAATACGTTCGTATGCATCTTCAATAACTTCATCAATAGAAAATGTTTTTTCAAATGTATTTGTGGTAGCAATAGCCATACACTACCCCCTAACCGAAAATTATTGTAACTTTATCAACGTTTGTTAAGGTAGCAAAACCACTTGTTCTGCATAACAAACCATCGCCTGGAATTGGTATATATTTTGCTATTTCTTCACCAGCGGTTCCTGCTCCTAAAGGTGTGGCAAACGTAGCAATAGCAGTTCCGCCTGTTCCTCCATCTTTAATTACAATACTACCTGCTGTTGTATCAGAAACATAATATATTCCTAAAACTCTACAGGGTCCCGCAAAAATAGCTCCTGAAGCGGCTAGATTTGTAGTTTTTACATTACTTATATAAGTACCCATATTTTCTCCTGTTAAGTGAGCTCCCGAAGGAGCTCACTAATTTATTGATTACGCCCAGATTCCTTGGATGTCTAAAACTGTCCAAGTTGCTCCAGCTAATTGTCCACCAATTTTAACAAAGTCGCCTACTTTAGAAGTAGCCTTTGTATTTGTTAAAGTGATTTGGTTAACAACGCCTTTGTAAGTAATATACTCAGTACCTGCGGCACCAGTTATTACCATTCCATTAGAGCCATCAGAACCTGTGTTTACAAATGTAAAAACAGATCCTTCATTAGCCGCTACTGCTGGTAATGTAAAAGTGATACTGCCCGATGGTGATGTGAAAGTTTTTCCACTGTCACCGATCAAGACTGAATAAGCGCTTGTTTTTTGCTCAAGGTTAAATCCAGTTAAACCGGCTTCATTAAATTTGCCTTGTAGAACTGGTCCTCTAAAACGTGTTGTTGCCATATTTATAATCCTCCTAGATTATGTGAATGTAGTCTCTAGGTCGTCGACTATACTCGTCTACATTCTTTTTTAATTGTATAGTAAGTAATCTATACCTTAAATTTTAATTTGGCGCAAGTGATCCTGTAGTTTTTATATGGTTTTTGACAGCGCTTAAGTGGCTATCGAGACTTCAGCCTTAGATTCTTCAATTTGGTTAACACGGTGAGCTGTTCTAGCTTCTTCCAATTTGATTTCAGTGACAATTTCTTTGATCTTGTCATCAATTTTAACCATGTTTAGAGTATACCTACCTGATTCATTATACTCCTGCTCCCAACTTAACTCCAAGGACTTCTTTTGTTTGTATAGGTCTTGGGTCATTTATAACCTCCTCATAGGTTATCCATTTACCGGTTTTTACAGTAAATCCATTTTTTTCAAATAATACCTCATTTTTTCCTAGTTTGTCAAGGATAGCGTTTTCGATACCTTGAGGAGTATCTTCACAAGTGACCATAAAATCCGCAGAATAGCCACAATATATTATTTGAATTCTAAATTTTTTCATAAGTTTGAAAGTTTACATAAAAAATGAGGCCGTTTTAAGGCGGCCTCATTTCGTTAGTTATTAGATGTATTACGCACCTGGTGATGCATAGATACCTCTAGGGTCAGATGCGCCAAAAGCGTATCTTTCTCTAGCTTTGTATCTAACATTACCTGTATCAAAATCGCCTTCCATTGATGTTTTCAATGGTGCTCTGTTGAAATGCTTCATTCCGTTAGGAACGTCCGTAATGATATAAAACGCATCAGTGTCAGATAAGTAGTGATTTACTACAAATCCTTGAGGAAGCATCCCCATATTTTTGATTGCGTTAATATCGTTATCAGCCGTACCTACTCTTCCTGGAGACTTCATCAGTCTTTCAGCAGTAAATTGTTGGTTAGAGTGAAGAATCATCTTCATTCCTCTAGCCGCAATTTTAAGACCACGTTCATCAGTGAATGCAGCAATGTCAATTAAAGACTGCTCCAAAGATGTTTCGTTAAGATCTGCCGCTGTTGCGAGAGTGTTGCTAAACGTACCTGCAATAGTTGGGTGAGAAGCGTTTATTAAAGAAACTCCGTCACCTGTTTTGAAGGTAGCTACGCCAGGTAGACCATTATTTAATGGAACTACTGCCTTAACTTGTTTAGCGTTCGCCATAGAACGTGCCAAAGCTTTTGTATAACGAGAAGAAAGTCTGTCATAGAGGTTGTCCTCCATAGCTTCTTCCGTGATAGCGAAAGCTAAAGCGATCGTTTCCATAGTGTAACGTGCTGTGAAAGTTTCTTGCGCTTCGTCGTATGAAACACCTTGACCTTCACCTTTTACATTAGCGTTTGCAAAACCAGATAACATTACTTCCTCTTCGAAAGCTCTGTCAGAAGATTCTTCAGCATAAATTTCTTTATGCTCCTGATCGTACCGTTTGTACTCCAGCCCAAATAGTGCATTTAGACCAGGTTCTAGTTCTTTGACTAGCTGTGCTCGTGATATTGCCATAGTTTTATGCTCCTATTATGCCCAAGTGATTCCAGCAGTACCAGTGTTTTGTAAGAATTGGTTGAGGTTGTGAGCAACGACAACTGACGTGTAAGCGGCAGTCATGTCATTATTCGACGGATCCTCAGAAGTTCTTAACAATCTCCACTGATTATTGCTAACATGTCTGTTCGTGTAATCCAATGTATTAGAACATTGTCCAGAAATTTCGCTTCCTGTTGGAACAGCTGCACTAAACGAATATGTTTTACCATATTCAGCTTGAGCTGCTGCTGCCGACATAGATGCGACAAATTCCTGAAGAGGATTATCAATTACAAAACATGTAATGTCTTCACTATTAGCTGGAGTAATAGGTTGGTTATACCAGTTCGCCCACGTCGGCTTCAAAGTTGTTGAAGCGTTGTAGTAGATACCGTTAAACACACCTATTGATAAAAATGTACGCGTACTAGACGCTTCCACGATATATCCTGCTTTTGATTTAACAGAACAACCTTGGAATAAGTCTTGGTTATACGCGGCATCTATATAGTACTTGCCTTGACCTTGTGTAGCTGGTGTTGAACCAACTGTACCCACAGCAATCAAACCAAATCCTTGCGTGTTACTATTTGCCATAATATTACTCCGTATGTTTACAGTTTGACCCGTAAACGGTTAATGAAAAATCGTTGGTTCTAAAATTGTTAAAAAATTAACTTTTCTTAGTACCACCGAAGGTTACGCTAGTCTGTCGATCAACATTGATCGGCATACTTGGATGCTGTTCCTTCATGAGATCGTTCTTCAC